TTATTTTCTATTATATTGATCTGCAGGATATACCTTCGTTTTGGTATTCCATTTATTATTGATCTTTTCTTTTGTTATTACTTTTACCTGATCTTCATTAGTCGTATCTTCTTCCTTTTCAAAGACCATATCCAGTCCTTTATTCGGAATTACGGCATATTCCATCGTGAAAAAATTGCAGCATCCTGATTTTCCATAAGCGATGAGGCGTTTGCGCTTGGCATCAACATCAAAAATATCAAGGGAATTGGAAGCAAGATCCGTAAGCTCTTTACTCTTCACAAATGCCATTCTGGTACTATTGAACACATATACATCGTATGAAGCAGCGCTATAGTTCCCCATATTTCCGTTTCTTATCGCAATATCTTCTGTTCCGTCAAAATTAAAATCATCTATAATCACAGAATTTTGCGGCTTTGTTAACTGAATCATTTTCCCCGGGGTCAGCTTCTGGCTTTCTTCTGTTTCCAGAACAAGATCATCGGAAACAAAAGTCTGTACCTTACTGTTTCTGTTATCAAAAAGCTCCACAGTCCCCTTTCCACTGCATCGGCTGTCATAACAATTTTCTACCTTGATGATCGCACTATAGTTTTTTGACGCATTTTTTACTTCAAACTGATATTGCCCGAAACATAAGGGACCCAACAAAAGAAAAGCCGATAAGTTCTTATACTTATTTAAAATATTCATGGTAATAGTAATTTGGATTTAGGTGTTTTCTATTGCTAACAAAAATACGAATCATAATACCGATCTCAAAATATCAATCCCATTATCTCTCAGAATTTAAAACAGTTTTATTCCTTCAAATAAAAGGATATCCGCTGATAAGAAGCTGTTTCCCGCTATCCGCTCATACTCCTCGCACCGGGCCTAAAACCCAACCCGCTGTGGGGTAACCGCTGCTATCGGGGCTATGATATGAGTAATAAGTAATCGGTAATAAGTAATAAGCAATAATTAATAAATGATGATTTTTTTCCTCTGTATAGGGCATAAAACAAAAGGTCAAAAAAAATAAAGGTCAAAAAAAAGCCTAATCCCTTATTAATAAAGGGAAAATAAAAAAAATAAGCTATATCCAAAAGTAAAACTGATTGTCATTTACTACCTTTTTATTACCATTTTAAATACACTTTAAATAACATTTAAGCACCCTTATAGGATGCTTATTCTTTTTTATGGCAAAAACAGCCTTGTAATAATGTAGAATGCGGAATTTTCATAAATAAAGTGAGTCTAATATCCTTTTATTTATAATACTATCTGGTTAAAATAGCTCTTGAAAGAATTTTCAAAAAAAGTAATAGCAGTTACGTTAGGGGTTACGTTTGGAGTTACTCTATAGTGTAGTTACTGGTTGAGTGTAGTATGTGATTTGTTTAAAATTAACATCAAAAATACATTAAATACAATCATTGTGCCCCCTATTTTTCACACTTTATAAAACGTAAAATATTGATAATCAGAATAAACTGATGATCTTATTTTTTGAAGGGGTGTTTTTATTGAACTCTGCGTTTTACTTCTTGTAATTCTGCTTCTAAATCGTCCATTCTGTCATAAATATCAGCAGGATCAGGTAGTTGAAAATTTAGATGTAGTTTGACTTCCCACACCTCCTTTATAGATAATGGATTGATGTTCTGGGTGGGGAAATTTCGTCTATTATCTGATTTACAGATTAAATTGTCATATTTACTTATGCGGTTAATGCATCTCTTTATAATGCCGTCTTCAACTTCATTTGAGATGATTGCATATATTTTATTATCTTTTATATCTTTCTCCCAGTCATCAATAAACTGACCTACTACATAGCTTTTATTTGGCAATGTTGGAAACATTGAATTTCCTTCCACTTCAAACATTCTGAATATTCCATTATTTAATCCAGGCATTCTATATGCAGGGAGCTGTTTTATAAATGTAGGGTCATTATAACCTGTGATATACCCAGCTTTCAATGTTTGAGGGACTAAGGCAATGTTATCATGATTATATGAATCAATTGTTACAATTTGAGGAACCCTGTTATCTAATTTAATGTTTTTTGATTCTTTTTCCTTCTCCATGTCTCCAATACCCAATATTAACCATTCGGTATTTATTGCGAATGTTTTACATATTTTTTCAATTACATTGAATTTTGGTTCAGTTCCATTAAGGTAACTACGCACATTTGACTCACCAATTTCTATTTTGTTTGCAAATAGTGAGTTATTTCCACTACAGAAATAGTCAATTAACTGTTTTATTCGCAAATTTATTTCATTCATAATCAATACGTTATAATTAAACCGCAAAATATTACGGGAAACCGTTTGGATAATCGCAAATAAATGCGATATTTGTCCCAACAAAAAGACAATTGAAACAATGGACAAACCTACAAAAAAAAGAATTAAGTACAATGAGGACATTCTGAATGTTTTAAGAAGTAGATACGGCTACACTTTTGATTTCATTCGAAAATCATTGCGAGGTGATCGAGTTGGTGAAATGCCTGATCAATTAATAAAAGAATATAAAGAGCTTGATAATGCTTTAAAAAAAAGACTAGAAGAAAAAATGGAAACCTTAAACCCTGCATCATATGAAAACAATTCAAAAATTAGTTCATCTAATTATTAGATGTCGAGCCAGTAGTATAAATTTTCTTTTTGCTCAGCATGTAATAAATTATGAATGGGTATTATTTGGGAAATTTATTATAAGAAAAACCAGTAAGCCTATATAACAGCATTTAAACACAATTTAAAAATGTATCAATTCTATCAAAATACTTTAACGATTCCTGCAAAAGCTTTGTACGATGATTTAGGAATAATGTCAGAGTCAAATTACAAAAAATTGTGTAGTACAGGTAAATTAAATAAAATTAGAACCGCAGGCGGTTTAGATAATACAGCTCTGGTAGAGTTTGATAGTATTCCTGAAAGATTCAAGGTTCAGTTAATAAAAATAAAAGGTTTTCCTCCCAAGAAAAACTCGCAAAATCTACTATTAAACTATTATCATGACGATTACGAAGCTGTAGACTTCTTTGCTTATTATCTACTTGATGAATACCGCACATTGTCTCCAGAAAAGCAAGACGAGTATGTAAAAAACGCTCAAATGCTTCAGGCGGTGGATGTATTCATTAAAGAGACTTTAACCTTTGTAAAGAGCCGTAATGGCAAAAGAGGATTGACCGATATATGGAATGATACCACTGATGCTGTAACTGCTGTAAAAGATCAAATAGGGCACACATTGCCAAAATCAGCCAGAAGACTAAAGGAAAAACTGGAAGACTTCAAAAAAGAGGGTTACTCGTCTCTTATTTCGGAGAATTTTGGGAACAAAAAAGCTTCTAAAGTAAAAGATAATCAGCAGGAAGCCTTATTAAGAACTTTATTACGTGATCACAGGACTTTTGACAATGAACAAATAGCAATGGTATATAATTCAGTTGCAAAGCTTCAAAAGTTCCCTGAACTCTCTGCATCAACAATCGGTAATTATCGTAAAAAATGGAATTTACTTGTAATGGCTGGAACAAAAGGAGAAAAGGGGTTTGATAACAAAGTGGCTATGCATGTTAAAAGATCAGCGCCTTCAGCACCTTTGCTTTACTGGACGGTGGACGGTTGGGATGCAGAATTATTGTACCAAAAATCGTCAGTATCCCTTAAAGGACAGAATATCACAACATATCATAACAGATTAACTATGGTTGTGGTTCTTGATCCTTCCATTAAATATCCGATAGGATACGCGATAGGAACTCAGGAAAACGCAGAGCTTATAAAAGCTGCTTTAAGAAATGCAGTAAGACATACGGAAGAGCTTTTCGGATCAAAACACAAAGTACTACAGATTCAGTCTGATAATTATGCTAAAAAAGAAATGACACCTATTTATACAATGATGTCAGATCACTATACACCTGCTAAGGTTGGAAACGCAAAATCAAAGGTAATTGAGCCGTGGTTTAAGCACTTTAATAAAACATATTGTCAATTCGCTCCAAATTGGAGTGGCCAAGGTGTCAAAGCTAAAATTCAGCCTAATGATGAATACCTGAATAAAATTAAACATTCTTTTCCTGACGAGGTTGGTTGTAGAATGCAGCTTATAAGAATGATTGAAATGGAACGTGAAAGATTACAGGAACAATACCTGCAAGCTTACAACGAAATGCCTCAGGATGCTATAAAATTAATGTCCCAGCATGAATACTTAATGTGCTTTGGAGAAACCACCGGAGATACTAATAAAATAAACCATAACGGTTTACATATAGCAATTAACGGTCGAAAAATGGAGTTTGACAGCTTTGATCCCAACTTTAGAATGAATGCTCATGTAGATTGGACAGTCAAATATGATTCTGATAACCTTCAAGAGGTTTTAGCTTATGATGAAGCCCGAAATATCAGTTTTATGCTTACCAATAAATATGTACAGCCGATGGCATTGTATGACCTTAAAGAAGGTGATTCAGAAGAAAGAACGAAAGTTAAGAACTTCAATAAAGATTTAAAAACATTAGTACTAGAAACTCAGGCTGAAGACAGTAAAAAAGTAAGTCAAATGTTTATCCAAAATCCAGAGTTAGACAACACGCTTGCCAAAATGTTGATAGTAGATAGCCGGGGGCAGCACAAAGACCAACGTAATGCCAAGCGTCTGAATAATGGAAAAAAACTCCTTGAAAAACAGGATAAAAAACAGCGATTAACTGAACAGCGAAACTGGGATGACGAACAAATGGATTATTTAAACAAAAAAATGGACTTCTCAAAATACTTAGAAAATGAATAACACAATAAAAAATAATATTATATCAGCTCTTAACCAATGGTTAATAAATAATGAGTACACCGCTGCTGATTTCTCTGCAAAATCAGGTGTGCCAGCAAATTACCTTTCTTATATGCGAAAGAATACCTATTTCGTAAGCACAGGAGGAAAGGATGTAGAAATTGATGATAAATACTTCAGGATGATTTGTGAGGCTATAGATTTTGATCCTGAGAACAAATTAGCCTGGACTACACGACAAACACCTCAATTCATGCAGATGATAACTTATTTAACGGATGCCAAAAAACACGGATATACTAATATAATTATTGGAAATACTGGGGCGGGTAAAACATATTGCTTTGATATTTTTATGAAGCAAAACCCCAAAGATACCTTTAAAGTGACTGTAGGCTCTCTTGATACAATTACTGACCTATTGGATAAATTAGGAATAGCAATGCGAATCCCGCTAACTGGAACCCCTTCCAAAAAGTTAAGGACAGTCACAAAAGAAATCACCAAAATGAAACTTGAAGGGCGGGAACCAATGATTGCATGGGATGAGTCCGAGTACCTGAAACAATCAACACTTTGTAATATCAAAGAGCTGCATGATCATTTATATGGCAAATGTGCACTGATCATGATTGGCACTGATCAGCTAATTGCAAAGATTGAAAGGCTTAAAAGTAAAAACGCCCCGGGTATGCCTCAGTTTTACCGCCGTGTAAAATATGGTATTCGTGAATTGAGATCAATAGATACACGTTTCAAAGAATTTTTAACTGATATGGCTGACCGTGGACTTAAAAAGTTTCTTCAGGATGAATGCGAAAATTATGGAGAGTTGCACGATGCTTTACTACCTGCCATGAGAGAAGCTGAAAGACTGGGGGAGCCACTGACAGAAAATCTAGTCAGAACAATTTTAAATAAACCAAAACTATGAGGAAAGCCATATCATCAACGGATTTATTAGCAACTAAATACGACTTAATTACATGGGATGGCGAATGGCATGACAATTTTGACGAGCCGGAAGCTTCAGGATCCTGGTTTATCTCTGGAAACTCAGGAAACGGAAAAACTTCCTTTATGTTGGAGCTGGCCAAAGCTTTATCTCCATTTGGAAATGTTCTTTTCAATTCTTTAGAGGAAGGCACTTCCAGAACAATGCAGAAGGCTTGGAAAAGACATAATGTATCTGATTGTGGTCGTAAAATTCAACTCATTAAAGAAAAATATGACGACTTACGGATCAGACTTAAAAAACGAAAATCTCCACGCTTTATAATTACAGATAGCTGGCAGTATACAGGGATGACTTTCGAGCAGTATTTAGCCCTTAAAGAAGAGTTTCCAGATAAACTATTCATATGGAATTCGCAAATGGATGGAAACAAACCTCTTGGAAAAACTGCAATTCGTATTCAATATGATGCTGACCTTAAAATATGGGTAGAAGGTTTCAAAGCCTTTTCAAAAGGTAGGTATCTTGGAAGATATTATGCGGAAGGTTTAACCATTTGGCAGGAAGGAGCAGAAAAGTACTGGACTAAAACGGGATAGCCTATGGATAAGACTACATTAAAAAAGGTTTTACAACTTGATAGTCTGATCAATTTTTTAGACTGGCAGGAACGGGCTCAAATCCATCATTGTAATGAGAGTGCTGTAATAGCATCAAAAAAGGTTTTAATAGCCTTAGAGTGGATAGGAAAAGTAAACTGGGAGTCTCCACAAACAAAATATGGGCAGGACCGTCTTCTTTATTTCTTTAATTCAGAATATGACTGCTGGTTTGTAGATGAAGATTATCTGAAGCTATATCCACAATACAAAAATGATTTACTAAAAATAAAACAATTATAAATTATGAATACAACAAAAAATTTACAAGTATTAACAACTGAGGAGTTGGAAGCTGAACTAAATAAAAGAAAAAATAAAGAAGCTTCTGACCGGGAAAACAAAAGGAGGGAATATGAAAGCCTTAAGCAATCTGTAATTAATGAGCTGGGACCATCAGCAGAAAAATTATCATGGGAGCTTACAAAATTTAAAAAGAAAGCATTTTCTGATATGGGAACTCTTTTCGACCTCCTTAAAGAATATAGTAAAAGGCATCAGGATAGCCGTGGTAATTTTCAAATTGAATCTGAAAATTATAGAATACAATTTAAAAGACAAGGCAAAGGAAATTTTGATGAAAGATCACATCAGGCAGAAAAACATATAATTGATTTTCTGACATCCAAATACCAGGGAGATCTTGATACCAAAGACTTAATTATGTCACTCCTTGAAAGAAAGAATGGGGCTCTTGATATTCAGCTTGTGCAGAAATTATACAGTATGGAAGGTCGCTTTACTGATGAAAATTGGACAGAAGGCATCAGACTTCTTAAAGAAAGTTACAGCTTCAATCTAAGCAAAGATTATGTTTCTTTTTTTACGAAAAACGAACGGAACGAGTGGGAAGGTATTAATCTAAATTTCTCTTACTAAAATGACAGACTTTGAACTATTGGTAGGGGTTTCCTCAGTGACTTTCATATTGGGATTTTTATTGGGAATACTCATTACAGCAATGATATCAGCTGATCGCATAAATAAAATAACAAGTATTAAAAAATAATCAAGTGGATTTAAAGAACCGGCAGGATTTATAAATTATTACAATGAACCCAAAAGAAGAATTAAAACAAATTTTTGCAGATCGTACTCCGGTCGATATAGCAATAGAAATCAGTGGGTATACAGGACATAGAACCACCCTGATAGATGAACTTACAGAAGCGGAAGCATCCGGCCTTTTGGCTGTGTATAATCCTTCTGTTGATTTGGAAAAAGAACATACTCTTTTGCAACAGGTATTAATAAAAAAAGAATGGAGATCTAAAATTTTAGCAAAAGCCGAAAAAATAAAAATTAAAAAGCCCAATTCTTTCTTTGAATTTAATGACTGGATGCAGCTTAAAAGCAAGTTTAAAAAGCATTTAAACTCTCATTCAATACAAGAGCTTAAAGAATTACACCAGCAGTTATGTGCTTTCGAAAGCAATAATTCTAAAAGCGCAAAAAAACCCTTTACAAAGTCATGGTGGGATAAAGGGACTGAAAAAATTAATTTAAACTAAATGCTTAAGAAGAGAAGAACCTCACTTGCAGACCTTTTTCCTGAGCGTGAGGGAATTAGAATTTATCCAATTAATACAAATAAAAACAATGATACCAATAACAAACGGTGTTCTGATGATCGCCAAAGAAAGACAAAAGCAAATAGATAAACACGGTTTTACTGCTGAATATCATGTAAATCATCCTGAATATTATGAGGATAAACAATTAATTCAAGCTACAGTTACTCTATTGCTTCAGGATTTAGCTCCACATGACCTTGTAACTGAAATCCCCACAAACTGGGATGCTGTAAGATTTCAGGATTTAATCGATAGAGGGCACATAGAACGATTGACAATTGCAGGGGCTTTATTGGCTGCTGAACTAGATAGACTTTGTGAGTTAGCTTGTTATCTAAAATGCGAAAGTTGCCAGAAAGAAACAGATATCGAAAGAATGCACGAGGATGGTGATTCAAATAATTTCTGTCCAGAATGTTGGAAGGAACTGGCACCAACAATGAAAGCAGACTACGAAGAGTTAAAAAGAAATGGAGAAATAGAATAGTTATGATTACAACTGAACAAATATTAAAGGCTCAGGAAGAAGCAATAAAAAATGCAGGGCCAATTAGAGCAGAACTCGAAAAATTTAAAAAAGAATATCAAAGTAAAATTAATGAATTTGAAAAACCTATAATGGATTTAATTGAAGCCTATTATGATGAAAATCTGACTGATAAAAACAATGCTATTGTTCAAATCGGAATGACAATTACGAATGGTAAATCAAAACTATACATCCATAGTAGAGGAATGCAGTTCATTTTTGGCCATATCGTTTTTAATCCCAGAGTAATGGGAAAAAAAATAGATGACAAAGGATTTATTAAACCAAACGCAAGAGAAATTCATGTACATCCAAAGGAATTAAAAGAATACTGGATATTATGATACTATCATTTTCAACACAGTTAAACGGAAAACCAACCTATTTTCCTGAGAAAATAATAGCAGGATTATTTGAGAATGAAATTTTAACATTTGGAATATCATGTGAACTTTTAGAGCAATATGTTAATAAGGTTGATGCATCACTGCTTTATAATAAACTTCATACCCCAGTGTATAAAGGGTATTCCAAAATACATACAATAAGAGAAGATAAAACCTCTCGTTGGAAATCAGGAATGATGATAGACTTTTTCATTAATGCACGGCAAAAAAACATGTTCTGTTTTGCTCCCAGAATACAGGTTACTTCAATACAAAATATTGAAATAAAATTTATGTCTATATGGAATAGCCACGGCTTGTATGCAAAACCGTTTGTTAAAATTGATGGAACTATAATTTATGATGTTGCAGGAAACGGTAAAGAAAAAATGCTACAGCTAGCTGTAAATGATGGTTTTGAAAGTATAGATGATTTCTTTTCTTATTTCAATAAGGATTTTAAAGGAAAGATAATACACTGGACAGGTTTTAAATATTAAGAGATGGAAGCAGAAACAATAACCCCAGAAATTGAAATCCTTAATCTGTTCAATCAGATCACAGGACACCGACACCGCCCGGGAAAAGCAAATTTAACGGGAATCAAACGAGTATTAAAAGAAGGCTATTCTCTTAATGAGATACAGGAAGTAATACAGTTAAAAACTATCGAATGGAAGAAAAACGCTACAATGAGCGGACATCTTAATCCGGTAACGATTTTTAGAGAGTCAAACTTTGATAAATACATTAATCAGGTACTGAATGTAAAAGAGAATCCTAAACTCTACCAGAAATATTATGAGCAACTTAATAAAGTCGAGCGAAGTGCCGCCGACAACGTTGATGATCTTAAAGCCATGTTCGGATAAGGATGCTTTTAATGCCATTGCAAAAATAGAACAGTCTCTTACAATTAAAGATTCAATAAAGGCAGGAGAGCTGATCATGAAGCAGGGATCTAAAGTGGATGTTGTTATAGAGATTATTAAAATCATTGAATTTTACTTAAAAATTACCGGGAAAGAACTTGAGATATATCAGGTACGGGTTCTTGCTGGTGATCTTTATGATAAGTTCAGAACTGATACAGTAGAGGATTTAATTTTATTCTTTAAGATGATCAGAACGGGAGATCTGGGGAAGCTAAAGTACTATGACAATTTTCATGATAAAATTATGTCGTATGTCCCTCAATACTTTCAGTACAAGTCAGAACAAAGAGAAAAGATGATTGAAGCAAAAAAGAAGCAGTTTAAGAAAAAAGCCGATCAAACACAGATGTCTGAGGAGGCATATAATAAGTTTACAGAACTTCAAAACAGGATTTCAAATCCAATCCAAAGATCTGCAGAGATATTTAGTGTAAAAGGAATTTTAAGCAGTATAGATAATTACATTGAAAAATTACCTGAAACCTGTAAAAAATTATCTGACAGTGATCTTAAATATGAAATCCAGCGAACTCAGTTTAGTAATAAAACAGCGTATGAAATCTTACTACAAGAGCAGGAACATCGAAAAACAACCCCAAAAAAGAAGAAAAAAAATGAGTAAAATTATAATTGTTGGCACTAACGAAATTAAGTCTTTACAAGAAGGTGAAAAAAATGTTACTGATTACAGAAAACATTTAACCTATGAAGAATTACACGCACTTCTTAAAGCAATTCCTGAGCCAATAGAGAAATCAAGGGAAGACTTTGAAAAGCTCGCAACTGCAATGACATCATTAAGTTTCGGAAAACAAAAAGTTGTAATTAATGAAATTCACTCTGTTAATCCTAACGCAAGACATTTCAAAAATAAAAGAAAATGGTAAGAATAATGCCAGAAGGCGATAATATTTACAAAATGGAAATCAAAATGCATATTCCCCAGATGAACATCATCAACTTTCTGCAAAAGAAAGGTTACGAGGTGAAAGGTTATGTCTTAGTCATTGAAGCAGTTGAAACTATGCTTTTAAGTGAACCAAGGCAGGAAATATACACTTTTACAGCTACCAAGGCTGGAGAGTCTCAAAGTGCAGAAAAGCTTTATTTAAATGTCTTTGAAACAGAGTTAAATTGTTTTTTAAAAGAAAATATATAGGTTACGGAAATCCACAACCTATTTAATTTCTTTCATAATACATTTATCACCTAAATAATTATTAATGGAACATAGATACACAGCAAACAACGAAAGGATAAAAGTAATTCAGGAGGCATTAAATACCTGCATAATGGGATCAGGTTTTGCAACTATTTTTACTGTCACGGTTGAGAAAGTAGATAATGACCGTTCTACACTTGTTTTTAAAAGTGATCGAGAAAGCCCGATTAATCCGATGGAATTTTTTGAATTTGGAATTATAGTTGGTCGTGATTATGTCTCTAAAATTGAACGCTAAAAAAACCCGCATTAATGCGGGTTTTTTTATGTGCTATAACGCCAGCTTGACTGGTATATATCTGGATTGTACTTTTGTCCCGATAATGGCATATAATCGTAGAAATTATATTAAAAAAGCGAAGTATATTATATCGGTGTATAACCAGTATAAGCATCAGGATGTGCCAGATACAAGGATTCTTAATAATTACTTTCCACAGCATAATATTTACATATCCTATCGTCAATGGATGAATATTAAAGGAATGGTTTTTCCTACAGCTGAAACTACAGAACAATTATCACTGTTTTAAATCCCCATTAAATTTTATTTCAAACTCATTGAAATCTTCCTCTTCCGGATAGTCTTCATAGGAAGTTGAAAAAGTAATTGTACGCACTCTTAACCCTATGTCATTATTATTTTGGGACTTTACATTAGTTCTGATCAGTGGTGTAAAATAGTCAAGTTTCCATTTTTGCAAACACTTGAAAAGTTTCTGTTCTATTTTTAAGTACTCCAGACCTCTATTAATGACGTCCTTTGGTACTTTGTGCCATGTCGGGCTGTAGTTTTCAAAAATAAGCTGAAATGTAATATTAACCGCTCCCAGCTGTGCTCCTGTTGAAAGTTCAGAGTAATCCGAATCCGGGAAATCAATAAGTACAGCAGGAGAAGAAATAGCGGGTCTTTCGTCTTCACCCGTTTGCCCTAATTGTCCAAGATCCTGATCTATATAATTAATCTCAGGAACTTTAGCGGAAATACGGTCCTGCAGGTCTATTAATATCTGTGAAAAAAAGTAATCCATTATTTCATAATTTTTTTGATGTCATTTTCAATCATCTTTGTAATAGCTCTATTAAGGGCCACAGATTGTCTCTTAGCGGTTGGCATAAACTGTCTTCGTGGCATATTAACACGTCTTGAGTGAGTTTTCACTTTTGATTCGCCACTCTTATAGCTTACTGTTTTTTGTCTTTCTTTTCCGGTCTTGGTAAGCTTCCCTGTGCCGACTTTCGTTTTTGAATATTTATTACGGGTAAAAGATCCGATCACCATTTTACCTTTGAAACCTTCGTTATGTATGGCAGCATATGGCATTTTATTTTGAACCGTAACCTGCCCTTTCGATATATTTACTGTGGTTCCTGCTCTGAGCCTTCCGCTTTTTATCAAAATAGATCCTTTCTTTTTCTTGGAAGGTTTCCATTTTTTAAAATAAGTTCCCTGCCATCCCTGAGCCCGAAAATTGCCATTAACAAAACGTAAAATTGTATTTGCCTGTTTTCCCGGCAAAATATTCTCTGTATAGTTTTTCAGCTCAAGAGCTTTTCTTTGTATTATTTGTTCTGGTGTCATTCCTTGTGCATTAATACTCCTTTTCTAAATTGATTAATCACTCTATCACGGCTCATCCCGATAACTTTTACCTGGGTGACTTCATCATCTTTGCCCGTAGTAACAATAACAGTTTTGTCCTGGTAATACCTAACATGATTTGTGGTTCCTTTGTCTGGATTCATCCAACTTTCATGAGGACTTTTTACTGTTTCATTTTTACCCATTTCCCGGCTTTGGAATGCATCCAGTTCTCGGGTTTTTATTTTTTTGAGATCCTGAAGTCCATAATTACTCCATGTGAGTTGCTTTTCCTTTCCGTTGGCAGTTTGGAAATAAGGGTGTTTGTCATTGAAAATTATTTTTGTGACGGCTGTATTATTTTCAAAAATAGTCCCCTTTACATCATCTTTTACAATGTCATAAGCTTGTTTATTATTCAATTTTTTGGGTGTTGTTCCTTTACCTGGTCCGATCTTGCAACGGCACCCCCACGCTAAAGGCGGGCAAATCCTTCTCCAAACCGGGTCACTTTTTGGAGCAGTGAATTTATCTAAAAGAGCGTGAGCAGGTCTTACATAACTATCTCCAGCAGTATTGAATTCTACGAGTTCCGAATCCAGTTCATCCCAAACCTGAGCCATAAGAGCAGAACTATGAGCCATGTCATACTCCGTTTTCAAATGTTTTTCGTTGAACATTTCCCCGGAATCCGCTACCCACTTTTTAAAGGCAGAAAAACTTTTAATATTTCCTTTTTTGTCTACCATCCCATTTCTGAAGTATTCCATCTGCACAAAGCTTTTGGCAGCCGAAAAATGGTAGATATTTCGTTTTAAATAGGGCTCTAAACTGGCTGTTTTTTTATTTCCTGATTTAATAACCCCTCCTGAGTTGACCGCTTCAAAAAGCTGTTTCGCAGTAGAAAGATGAAGATCTGCATTCGTAACAGTGTTTTTATTATTCAGAAGATCACGGGCTATTTGCTCATAGTCTATTTTTCCATCTGCTAAATCTTCGTAATGATCTTCAATTGTTCCTCCACAGACTTCGCATGTATGAGAGTATAAATTATTTAATTGCCCGACTAATGTCGGGCTGGGTCGAAAAAATCCGCCAGCTTTTCAAAAAAGTGATCAAGTAATTTTGGCTTGCTAACATCAATCAAATCATCATTATTTTCAGATGTTTCTTTTTCCTTTTCCGGAATTTCCTTTTCCTCCGGCTTTTTTTGTTCAATAGCTGATGTCTTTCGATCCATTTCCTTTTTCAATTCTTCATAATTATCCGGTTTTGGTATTCCATATGTATCATACCAATAGTCATCACTTACAGGCACTTTTGTAGATACCTGTATGTCGATTTCGAGACGTGTCTTTAATTTTGCTAAATTGAGTTCTAATTCATAACCAAATTCCCCTCCTTCTACATCAAAACCATATGATTTAAGAATCGATAAAAATTTATCTGAGTTCAGGTAGTTTTCCACCATGATCAAATCAGATGCAGTTATTTCATCCTGCTGTTCTCCATGTTCTTTGGATTGTGCATATCCGGAACTTGAAGAGCTTGAAGTCGTTTCCGTATTACCAAGAATACTAATTGCCATTTCTTGGTTACAAGCATCTTTAAATGAGCCCTGAAGCTTACCATCTCCATTGCTGTGTTTTCCGTCAAGCATTTGGAATTCGGCCTGTTTAGGAATCATCATGGCTAAAGAGTTGCCTGACTTTGTCAAGATATCTTTTAACTCTTGCTTTGTCTTTGTGTCGTAAGCATCATATTGAAGAATTCTTACAGGCTGACCAAAAATTTCAACATACTGAGCCCAATCTCCAAAATTACCACGTTTGTAAATGGCATACATTGAGCAGGAAAGTAACTTTCCTAAGTCGTTTTTTTTACCGATAATCCAAACAAAAGGCATTTCATCAATAACAAACCCCCCGTTTTCCGCGGTCATTCCGTACTGGCTTTTCGTGATAATGCCCTTTTCTGGTTTTATGTGCTTCCTTGGAATTTCGTTAAAGCACATTTTATCACCAATGATAAACTCTACTCCAGAAATCCCCCAGAAAATAGATTCCATAATGTAACGAATGAGATCTCTTCCAGCAGTTTTCATAAGCTTGGTTATTTCCTCAACTTCTTTGCCTGATTTATCATAAAATTTCAAACGTTTATTAAGAACGGCATCAATCCTTTTGCCAACTATTCCCTGTAAAAAACCATCCATGGACAGAATATCATGATACAAGTCGTATAGTAGTGTCCTGTTTGGAAAGTGTACAAGTTCTGCACTTGTTACCGAATTTTTTAAAGACTGTATGTCCTTTCGTGTTCTATCTGGTGAAACGAGGGTTAAATCATGTATAAGATATGCAGGAGCAGCAGTTTGCGGATCTGTCAGGGTATTTCTATTCTTTCTCATCGTTAAAATCGGTTTACTCGTTGTTTTGTAGAAGTCCAGTACACATCATTATTTTGTGTGCTTTCATCTTCAGGGGTATCGGGGTTATCAGGTTTATAAGGCCATGCTGGATTGAGGTCTCCATTTCGGATCATTTCCAACCAGCCAGGTTCCTCTTTTGTTCCTACCATCAGCATATAATCATCTCTAAATAATGATAGACTTACATTTGGATTTGCTTTTCTTACCAAAAAGTAAGCAGCAATAATCTTGACGCATTTTTTGAGACTGTCATCGTCAACAGCTGGAAGTAGTGTGTTAGTGCCAAAAAGGGCTATTAAATCATATTTAAATAGGTATGCTTTGGCGAAGTCTTCCGCAGCCTTTATTTGGTCTTTTTGCTCCTGATCTGAAGCCCTGGTAATTTCGTCAATGACTTCAGGATATAATTCTGTTACCAGATCGGCTGGTGTTATTAAACTCATATTTTGCAGTATTTATAATTATAATCTGTGTCTACTTGGTTTGCGCTCATACATTTCAACTCCACCAGCAGTTTCAGCAGCTACTTTATTTCTGATAATGACCACACCACCTTCTACGAAGTCAGGTCCGTCAAGAGCTTTTGATCTTGGATTAGCATTTGTGAATTGCTTTTTTAGTCTGATCATGTGCGGATTTTCTTTTTCTTTAGCGTTGAAAGTCAATGATTCCAAACGTATCATAGGCTCCAGAGTTCCTTCAATTCTGGTCCATTTGTGTGGCTTGAGTCGCTCGTCAGGAGTTATTGGTAGGTTTATGTTTTCAGTCTCTTGTTTCTTGAAAACAGCGGGGAGTAGAACATCTTTGTAATGAGGATTTTGTAATGTATTGTTTTCAACATAAATTACAATTACGTCTACGCCAGCATTAATACATATTTTATAAGCTTCAAAAAGATAATCAACAAATTTTGCGTTAGTCATTCTATCTAACCATGCTTTGTATACCTGATATTTTAGCCCCATATTGGCAATGATTCCAATACCCTTACTGGATGATTGTTTACTCTCACTGTCACTGGGAGCAGGATCAGCATAAATTATAACATGATTGCAATATTTTAGCTTGAACGGTTCCGTATCTACAAGGTTGGTGAAGGTTTTCCCCCCATCCATAGGATTGTTATTGTATTCTTTTTCCCATGCTTCATAACTAATGGTATCTTTTACCCTATCAATAGCTTCTTCAGTGTTTTTTTGGGGCCAAGATGACACCCCATTTTCATCACGAATATTGATGATCTCCCATGAGCCTCCTTTTATAGATTTTGCCTTTGCTCCCATTTCGGAAACACAACAGTAATCAGCAATGATATTACCACAGACAATAAGCAAAAGCCCCCGAGAAATAGAACGTGTAGGAATAAGAGCCTCATTAATCCATTTGATTTTTTTCTCAATCAATTCAGAGTTTAAGCATTCTGCATCAGTATCAAAATCATCAATCAAAATAACATCCGGACGAATCTCATTGTTTCGGGTTCCCCTCGGTGACTGACCTGCTCCCAATGCTCGGAACGCTGCTCCTCCACGGGTGGTAAATTCTCCATCTTCCCAACTTCCAATCCGTTTTTGTGGACCATAATCATTAATAATCCTGTTATTTCGTTCTAAAATAGCCTTGTAAGGCATTAATAAACGGTTGGCGTTATCATATGAATTTGAAACTAAAAGAATATTTTTCTTTTTCCCGGTTAATACAAGCTTCAGGACTTCCATCATTGTACGGCCCGATTTTGAAAGCTCCCGGGCCCATGAACGAACTAAATAATATTCAGCATTGTTCATGACCTTTTTAGTAGACTTTAAATGAAAATCAGCGGGTTCAGACGTGTAAAAATTCGGAAAATAGTATTTAAACCATTCCTCGTCATTTTCTTCCAGGCGTTTAATCCTTTTTAATTTATCTACAGACGATTCTGTCAGATCAATGGGAGTAGCGTTGTCTATGTTGTCACCAAATTCCTTCCATTCTGACAACCACTCTTTATCTGACTTTTTTTTCTTAGCCATTTTTTGCGCGGTGGTTTATATACTCATCAAAATAAGCCTTAATCATTTTGGCATCATTAAGGTTGATCTGTTGCGTATAGGTTATTATTTTTTTTGCAGTATCAATGATTTCCCCCAGCCCAACTTCAATTTCAAGTCTTTGGATATTTGAGGTGATTTTACTCATGGTATCAGCTTCAGCATTGGTAGGAATGTTATCTCGGAGTTCAATCTTACTTGTTATAGCATCCAATTGTTTATACCATCTTGAAAGCTGTGTTTGTCTTGTCGTTAAAAGACCTTTTCTAAGTTCTTCCCAACTATCTTCTTTACACCATCTACCGATTGTTTTTTCGGTAACGTTAACACGCTCTGCAACCTCCTTCAAGGTGATCCTTTCACCTACATAAAGAAGTCGTGCATGTTCCCGTTGTTGTGTCTTACTTACTGCCATTTTATAGTATTTCTCGGTACAAAATTGTATTTAAATGGCTTGATTTTAAAATAGTTGTGCAATCCTTGCACAGCTATTTCGGCAGGCTGTGAAAAAACGAAATCTTTGTACTCAGAAAATTTTACAGACAAAAAATGAGTGCCGAAAAATTTAAGAAAATAGATAAGGAATTCTGTATAACAGATAATTCTGTAAATGTTTACAAGTACCGTTGTTTATCAGAAGGACTCCAGTTGGATGAAGTCAAAAAAAACCCTATCGGTTATTACTTACATGGTACTGAAGAATATCCAAGAGAGCAAGGTGTTTTAGTACGTTGGGAGAATTTTCGAGTTGAAGGTGATCGAGTATTTGCAAAACCATGTATCAATTTATCACACCCACGAGGTCAAAGAACAGTAGATGAAGTTGAATCCGGTTTTTTAAATGCTGCTTCAGTTGGGAAAATTACTGTTTTGGACGCTACGAGTGATAAAAAGCTAATGTTATCGGGTCAAGAAAAACCAACGGTTACAAAGTGGTTTCCCAGAGAAATATCCCTTGTAGATATTCCAGGTAATTACAATGCATTAGCTAATCTTTATGATAAAGATAATAATGAGTTAAACCTTGCTGACTTTGAAGAATTTATAATTAAAAAAAATATGAATAATACAACTTTAGATGCTGCTAAAATTTTAACAGCCCTTAATTTAAAAGACGGTGACGAAAGCGATGTAGTTACCGCTATCAATAATCTTGTGGATAAAGCCAATTCTTCTGATAAGCATAAAGCTGACAAAGAAAAGGCAGAAACCGAACTAAAAGATTTAAAAGTAGAGTCAGTAAAAAAAGAAGTTCAGGACCTTATCGACAAAGGTAAAACAGATAAAAAATTGACTAATGAAATGGCAAAAGCCCTTTCCACTTCTTTTGCTGAAAATCCGAAAGGATTAAAAGATCTTATTGATGCAACACCTGCTCAGGTTTCAGTGACTGAAAACAAGGATAAGGCTGAAGAGCAGAAAAAATACGAAGGGAAGAGCTGGGATGATCTTTACAGTTCCGATAAGTTGGAAGATGTAAGAAAGAACTTCCCGGATTTGTATACGAAATTAAAAGATGAAAAATACCCTAACCTAAAAGACTAAACAATATGGCACAAAATCCAAAGGTACCCCAAGAGTTATGGGTATCATACATTATTGAAAAACTATTCAAAACAAATCCACACCTATCTCTATGTGTTGATGAATCCAAATTTGTAAAAGGAGGTTCCATCGTCTATATTCCACAAGCTGGCGCGAAGCCAAACGTGGTCAAAAATAGAGCTTCTCTTCCGGCAGTCGCTGTACAGAGAGGTGATACTGCAATATTTTACGCACTGGATGTATATTCTACTGATCCTACATTGATCACCTGGACAGAAGGGATGGAGATTTCTTATGCAAAAACAGATTCTGTATTAGGAGATCACACCAATACAATGGCTGAAATTGTAGGTGATGATATGTTGTTTAACTGGGTAAGAGGTTTTAAACCAACTGTTGGAGGTGGTTCTGTGGTGGACTATCTGCCAGTTGCTAAGCAACTTAAAACTTCGGGATCTGCTACAGCTGTAAACTTAACAGACGGACAAACTGGACAAAGAAAAGCTTTACATTATAAAGACTTCCAGAAGGCTCAGGCAACAATGAACAAGGATAATGTTGTAAAATCAGACCGCTACGCAATGCTGGAGAGTAATATGCTTCAGGAATTTATTGACTCATTGTCACAGAATCAAATGGCAGCCTTTCAAGGGTCTGTAGATTTGAAAACGGGCGTTGTGGGATCTTTTGCAGGATTTACATTCTTAGAAAGAAGCAGTGTTCTTGCTTTCGATCCAACATCCAATCATCCAATTTTACCAGGTGAAGCTTTATCTGCAGATTCCAATCTAGCTACTTTCTTGTGGCAAAAGGATAGTGTTGGTAAATCTACTGGAGATACTGAACTATTCCAAGATATTGGTAATCCTCTTTATTATGGTGATATACACTCTGGTCTTATCAAAACAGGCGGTAGGTGCCGTAGAGAGGATTGGAAAGGTGTTCTTACCATTAATCAGGCTCCAACTGTATAATAATTCTAAATACCAAAGAACCGCCTCTGATGATGGCAGGCGGTTCTTATTATCAAACTTATGGCAAATTTTCAATTTAACCTAAATGCATTAAACCTTTCTTCATGGGAAGCTGATAAAATGCTGGACCTTTCAGGTCAAAAGTTTTTAACTGAAGGTGAAAGTATCCGTTACACAGCCTATTTGGATAGTGTAAAGGTTTGGACCATTGGAAGAGGAGTAACAGAATATGAAAATGGAACCAAGGTAAAAAAGGGTGATGTAATCACTCCTGCAAGAGAATTACAACTCTTTCAAAATACCCTTAAAAAATATGTTGCTAATGTGAATGCAAAGGTAACATCACAAATCAATCAAAATCAATTTAATGCTTTAGTTTCCTTTTGTTATAATGTTGGAATTACTGGGTTAAATGTATCTACCTTACTCAAAAAGGTTAATAAAAATCCTAACGACCCTACTATCCGGGCAGAATTTGCAAAATGGAATAAAGGGACAGTGAACGGAAAAAAACAAGTTATAAATGGTCTTGTGAATCGTAGAAAAGCGGAGGCAGATCTTTATTTCAAAAAATAAATCCAAAACATGAAAAATTTCTTCTTTTTAATACTTTTTATGTTAACCATTGGGATGGTGGTTTCCTGCTCAGTAAGGAAACCTATTCCCCCGGTGGTTATTGAGAATACAAAAGAAATCACAAAAACAATCAGAGATACTATTTATAAGGTAGAAGCTGACAACTCCTATTATGAAGCGTATATCGATTGTATAAATGGTAAACCTGTTATCAGGGAAACCACAAAAACGCAAAATAAATCAAAGCCGGGAGTCATACTTGAAATTCCAAAAGTTAATATTAATAATGGACTTCTTCAGGTTGACTGTAATAAAAAAGCGCAGGAGCTATTAAAGCAATGGCAGGAAGTATATATTAAAGAACACGAGCAAAAAACAATTTACCTGGATAACCCAGTTTATGTGGATAACCCACTAGCATGGTATCAAACAGTACAGATATGGCTTGGAAGAATCTTTTTATTTATTACTGCCATTGTTGGCCTTGCATTTATCCTTCGATGGAAAAAGGTTATTTAAACTCACTTTAAAAATAATTTAAATTTTATACCAATGAATAAATTTATTGAAAAAGCCCAGGATTACTTTGAGCGTCATCCTTCCAGCGATGAATGTCATGTAACATCTGACGGGCGAGTATTTCATACGATCGGATCTGCACAAAGCATGTCTGGAACTTTAGATGATCAGAAAATTGAATCATATAAAAGAAAAGTTCTGGAAAAAGAACTTTTGGGCAAAAGTCTAAATGATGAAAACTTAACTACAGGCGGTGATCAACCTACCCCAGCGGAAATTTTAGCAATGGAAGTTTTTTTGCAAAATAATGAGGTTGATAAATTGAAATATGAGGATCTGAAATCCCTTGTTAAATTTTTTAATCTACAGGTTGAAAATGCTAAAGCGCCAACTCTGATCGCTGCATTAACAGAATTCAAAACAACTCTTAATAAATAATTATATGCAAGGAACCGGAACGCCATCGGTAACAGCAACCGTTACCAGAGGCAACTTGCAACGTCAGGTATTAATCACTGATGGCGTTGCTGGAATTGTAGGAACTGCATCTGTAGTTCAGAATATTGGCAAAGTAGCAACAGTATACTCTTTATCTGATGCCGAAAAAAAAGGATATACGGAAACAGCAGAACCTTTTTTACACCGTCACATCTTAGAGTTTTATAATGAGTTAGGTGGAAGCCAGGAATTATGGATTTTGGGCACAGAAGATACAATGACAATGCAAAGCGCTTGTACATCTACCAATGCAAATGGAGTAAAAAAATTATTAACTGTCTCAAAGGGTCGTGTAAATATTGTGGGGGTTTGTAGGAAACCAGCTGCTTCTTATGTTGCAGGTACCGGATTTCTCGATACTGATGTAAAGGCCGCTCTTATCACCTCCAAGGTTTTAGCGGAGTATCAACAGTCTATTAATAGACCTGTAAGAATTATTATTGAAGGTCGTGTCAATGATGATACTATCACTCCTATTGATCAAATAGTCACCTCAGAAAACACCTTCTCCGGTGTTGCTCTTGGAGGTACTAAAAATGACGGATCAGCATCAGTGGGCGTTGCCTTAGGTCGTGCAGTAAAATATCCGGCTCATATAAAACTTGGTGATGGAACCAATGGTGTATTAAGCATTACATCAGCATTTATCGGAAAAAAACCAATTGACGAACTTGATCCTGTTGAATTGGATAATTTCACTGATGCAGGCTATATTCACTATCACATAAGGGAAGGTGTTTCCGGATATTTTTTCTCTGTAGATAAAATGGCAGGTAATGATGATTTTAATATCCTCGTTTTTGGAAGATTGATTGATAAAGCACAGCGAATCTCTACAGCAACTACCACTCCATTTTTGGAAACTACTGTAAGGATGACCAAAGAAGGGAAAATCAATGATGCAGATGCTGTATATCTTGAACAGAACATAAAAACACAGCTTTTATTACAAATGTCAGGGCAAATCAGTGATGCTGATGTATTGATTTCTACAGATCAGGATCTGATCACTACCAGAACTTTAAATATGGATGTGAAAATCCAACCATTAGGGTATATGACATGGATTGTCATTAACCTGGGATTAACTAAAACAATTTAACAATGAATATTAATGTCACTTCATCAGAATGTGCCTGGTCAGATTTTGAGGTCAAAATTTTAAACAGGGTTATCCGGGGATTACGAGGGTTTGAAAGTAAAAAAACGGTAGAAGCAGAACATCTTTACGGAGCAGGTTCCGAGCCTCTTGATATTACAAAAGGTAATATTAAATATGAGGGAAATATCAAAATATTAGGTTTTGAAGCAGATGCAATGAATAAAGCAGCTCAGGCAGCCGGATATGATGATATAACGGAAGTTCCACACGAACTTATAGTAATTACAATCAACTACAAACGCAGAATCACCGATAAGTTAAAATCGATTGTCACCTCTGGAGTACAATTTACGGAAGACGGTGTCACGATGGAACAGGGAGCAAAAAACAGGGAAATCACATTGCCCTACATTGCCATGAGCCGTCAGCTATTATAATTCAATTTAATCATCAACTATTTTAACAAAACAAAAAAATGAAACAATCAATTACAACAACTGAAAAAGAATCTGGAAAATTAACATCTGTATTCGCAAAAAGAAGATCTGCTGAAGCAGTAAAAGAAGCTCAAACAACAAAATCTGAAGTAAAAGACAGAACTCCATTTATTAAAAAATTTTCCGAAGAAAAGCTGAGCGGATGGAAATCAGAATATGGAAATAGGGAGCTTATTTATCTGAAAGTAGATGATAAACTGGCTGTTTTGAGACCTCCTTTAGCTGATGATTTGGGCGATTACCTTACAGCGATTGGAACCAACGGAATGACTAAGGCAGTAGCGATGATTGTAGAGTCATTATGGCTGGATGGTGATTATGAATTGATCGAAGATGAAGATATGTTTATTGCAGTATTTCTTCAGATTAATAACATTTTAGAGGGGAAAAAAGGAGAGTTTTTTCGCGCTTAGTGAAGCCGGGAGGACTGATTTTGAAAGCAGAGAGGACGGGATAGAATTTCTGATTGTTTTCGGTTCAATGCAGTTTGGGGCTAATGCTCTCAAAGATTGGGGGGATGAAAAGTTTTTTTATAGAACAGGGATAGCCCTCGAAATTTGGAAAGAACAGAATAAAAATAAAATGTAAACGTGAGTAATATTGTTGAATTTGTTGTTAGAATGAAAGATTTTATGTCTGGGGGCCTATCAAGGGTAGGCTCCCGGGCTCAATCTACATTCAACAGAATGTCTCAGCATGTTAACCAGGTTACACAGCGAAATAGAGTTTTAGGGCAAAGTTTTGAACAACTTCAAACCCGGATAAGAACCGTAGAAGGTGTAATGCGAAGCTCTACAATACCAGCACAAATAGCAGCAGCGAGAAGAGAGCTCGAAGCCTTACAACGTCAAGCATCTCGTCATCCGGGCAATCTGGGTGGTTCTGGTGGTTCTGGTGGAGTATCCAGTGTTAGTGGAATTGCTATGGGAGCAATGTTGGGGAATATCGGAGCTAATATAGCATCTGAATTTCTAAATGTTGTAAAGGATGGTATTGGTGGTGCTATTTCCGGGGCAATGGAGAAAGAAAAAGGAATTACTGGTCTTGGAACTTTTATAGGTGATGAAAAAGCAAAGGTGGCGTATCAAGGTATCAGGCACGATGCTGAAATTTCATCTTATGATACTGGAACGTTATTAAAAGCTAATAGAGCATTAATAAGTGTTGATGGTAATGCAGAAAATGCAAGAGAGGATGTAATGAATTTGGCTAATGCTGTTTCTGGTGCTGCTGGAGGAAATGATGAGTTGCAGAGAATGGCAATCAATATGCAACAGATAAAATCATTAGGAAAGGCCTCGGCAATGGATATAAAGCAATTTGGTTATGCTGGTATCAATATCTATAAATTATTACAAAAAGCTACCGGTAAAAACGCAGATGAAGTTAAAGAAATGGATGTCACTTATGATTTGCTTACGAAATCATTAGCAGTTGCTAGGATGGAGGGTGGATTGTATGCGGGGGCTTTAGAAAGAATGAACCAGACAATGTCTGGTAAATGGGAGTCATTAAAAGATCGTACGGGCAATGCTTTAACGGATATTGGAGATGCTTTTACCCCAGTAATTACAAAAGTTCTGGAGCTTGGAATTAGTCTGACAGAAGGTGTAGGACCGTTTCTGGAAAGAATGAAGCCTAATATATTACAAATCTCCTCGATTTTATCAGGAATGATTGATACTGGCTTGGCATTCTTTAGCTGGCTCACGGGAAGCTCAACATCTGTACAGGTTTTTACAACAGTAGTGGGAGCTTTAACAGCTGCTTTCCTTGGATATCAACTTGTGATGAAGGCTCAAGCCCTTTGGACTGGAATAGTAACTGTAGCTCAAAATCTACTAAATATTGCTATGACTATGAACCCTATTGGGTTGGTAGTAGCCGGAATTGCAGCGTTAATCGCAGCCTTTGTTATAGCCTATAAAAAGTTTGATACTTTCCGTGCAATAGTAGACGGTACCTGGTCAGCATTAAAGACTTTAGGAGTTAATATTAAAAATACATTTTTAAAAATTCCAGAGCTTGTTATTGAATCATTTAAAAGAATTCCACAAGCAATTGCAGATGTATTTTCCGGAGTAGGAGATTTATTTTCTGCAATTTTTAACGGTGATTTTTCAAAAATCGGAGGTATCATTAAAAAAATCGGAGGAAATATTGTTGCTGCTAATCCTTTAACCGCTCCTCTGGCAGCTCTCGGAGATGAGATGACAAAAGGTGTGGGAGATGCATTTATGAACGGCTTTGATAAATCACTGGACGAAAGCAAGAAGCAAAAGGCTCTTGATGCGAAAGCTCAAGCCACTAAAAAGAAAGAAGATCCTACAAGTTATTTTTCAGATCTCACAAGATTTAAAAATACAACTGCCAAAGGCGACGATGAAAAAGAAAAAAATAAAAAGAAGTCAAAAGATGCCGGAGACACTATTGCGGGTGGTGGTACCAAATATATTACCATCCACCTGGGTAAATTTTTCGATAACATCCAATTTACAACTATGAATATGACTGAAAGCTCTCAGGAGATTGAAAAAATATTATTAGAATGTATGGGTAGAGTCTTATATAACGGCGGCAAAAACATGTAATATGATACCAACTACAGCGAATGTAATAAATTTAGGAAAGCTATATGGAGAAGTATTTGGACGTGGTTCTTACTACGTACCAGAAGCAAATCCTCTTTCAGAAAATATTGTTTTTTCAGGTATTCCAGAGAATGAACATCCAAAAGGCAGTATTCATATCAGCCAAAAGAGTACAAAAGGGCAATCATTTAATAAGATCGGTGTTTATGGCCAGGATATCTGGTTTCCTATTGAGTTGAAAGGAAGTAAGCTAGAAGCAGGTACTGTGGTTCCCATTAATTTATCTATTGATATCTGCACGGTATCGGTAAACCTTGTAAGTACAATTGTCAATACTCCCGTTGTAGAGCGAAAAGGAACGGTAAATGAGATTGTGAATATCGATGATTATAAGTTTACAATCCGGGGTTTTTTAATAGGTAAAAACAGGAACGTTCCAGAACAAGAAATATTGGATTTGATCTCATTAAAAGAAAGTACTCAGGAAAAGACTTTACACGGGGGCTATCCTGAACTGTTTTTAGATGAATCATGCAGGATAGTAATATCAGATCTGGAATTTCCAGAAGTGCAGGGCCAAAACCATTGGATAAAGCCCTTCAGTATGACGTGTAAGAGTGATTTTATCGGTGATCTAGAATTTTTATAATGGCATTTTATTTAACAAGTGATATTACTATAGGGAATTATAAAAAAGTAAAACCTAACAAAGTTTCGTGGAAGACTGATGTAGGGAATTTTGTTGATACCTGTAATATTTCGTTACCTCGAATATCTCATATGATCAATGATTATGTAGATAAAACTTTTGATCTTAATGATGTAGATAACAAAAAGATCTACCAATTTAAAGAAGGTGATAAAGTAACTGTATTGCTGGGGTATAACAATAACAATATAAAACGATTTGAAGGTTTTATTAGAAATGTGAAACTAGGAGTCCCCGTTGAATTAGAATGTGAAGGGTATGGTTATCAGCTATATGATGTTATTTTCAATAAATCCTATTCTAGTGTTACAGTAAAAGATCTTCTAAAGGATCTTATAAATGATACGGATATTGAGCTTTCGCCAGATATACCGGATATACCGTTAAAAAATGTTCGTTTTAAAAATGCAACCGGAATCCAGGTCTTGGAATATTTGAAAAAAGAATGTCAACTGGCAGTATATTTTAATTTTTCACAATTGTACGTGGGTACATTGTTTGGAAAAGTTCAAAAACATGTAAAAGTAAAAATTGGCTGGAATGTTATAAAAGATGATGATTTCCAAAAAAAGAAAGCTGATAAGCAAATGAAGATTGTAGTCAGGGAAAAAGATAAAAAAGGAGAGGTCACGAAAACAAAAAGTAAATTAAAACTTACAGATGCTCAAAAAGAAGCTGCAAAAAAGCAGAAGGAAAAAGAAAGGCAGGAGAATGCTATTAACAGAGTGACTCGAAAGTATGATAATGAAAAAGAAATTAAAATAAAGGCAGGAATACCCGCTAATTATGTTCAGGAGATTGTTAACAGGCTTCAATTAAAAGAAAATTACAGGGGGTACGAAGGTTCTTTAGAACTTTTCCTGGTACCTTATGTTAATAAAGGCATGGTGCTCGAAGTTAATGGAGGAAAATTTTCTGAAGAAAAGGCCGGGAATTATTTTATTGAATCAGTATCAGGCGATTTTGGAATGAGCGGGGGAAGACAAACAGCAACTTTAGGATTTATTTGGAATGGCAACGACGGAACAATTAAGAAGTAGTTTTGCGGATTTGGCGGGCATGCAAGGTCCCCCACCTAGCAATATAGCAAGAGTGAAAAGAGTAGACGAAGAGTCCGGAACTTGTGATCTTATTGATGAAGATGATCAGGAAATCTTCGAGGTTCGTTTAAAACCGATTCTTTCAGAAAACAAAAGTTTTCTCCAAATACCGAAAGTAGGAACCTATGTTATGGCTATAAGAGTTGAGGATGATGATGACTGGATGATCATAGCTTGTGATGAAGTTGAAAAATATCTTTGGGTAGTTGGTGATACTAAACTGGAGTTGACTGATAAAATCCTTATTGAAGCAGGAAATCAAAACTTATTGTCTTTAATGACACGACTTTTTACAGTGATTGAGAGAGGATATCAAACCAATACAGGTACTACCATCAAACTAATATTAGATGTAGAATTTGCCAGTATTAAAAATGACTTTAAACAGCTTTTAAAATGAGTTTAACAGATGGAAAGGCGGTTTTGACTGCTGACTTACTGGAGATCTTTACTTCAGAATCTCAGGCAACTGAAAACCCGGCACAATCACGACAACGGATTGCGCAAAACATAGCTAATGCTATAGACAAATTTGTAAGAAGTGGCAATGTTAATGTAGACGTAAAAACAACAGGAACGGCCACTGCTCAAACTGGAACCGGAACTGGAAAAATATCATAATATGCCAAACGATATCATATTAACCGAAAAATTAGAGCCTTTGATTGAAAATGGTGATTTTATCATTGATGAAAGTACATATCAACATCAAAACATTTTACTACTGGCTGACAAGGGACAATTTAAAGCATCTCCTTTGGTAGGTGTTGGAGCACAAAGATATTTAGAAGGCTCTAATATTAACGATTTTGCCCGTGAAATCCGGCAGGAATTTCAAAGAGATGGAATGGTAGTGCGAAGCCTACAAATAGGTGCAGATTTAAAAATACAAGTGGATGCAATATATACAACATGACACAATTATTAATTGAAAATTTTGGAGTACTTCTAACAACTTTGGCCACTGGATTTGGAGCTTGGTTTTTTGGAAGAAAAAAAGCGAAAGCAGATGCAGAAGCATCACAAATCGAAAACGCTGAAAAGATGTTATTATACTATCAAAATATAGTAAATGATTTGGGAAGCAGATTGGATAAAGCGATTGAAAACCTTAAAAATTCTGAAGTTGAAAAGCAGGAGGTTATAAAAAAGTTTTCAGCAGCAACAGATACAATCCACGAACTTGAGATAAAAGTAGGAAGCTTGACTGAAGAATTAAGAAAGTATAAACAACTAAATGGAAAAGTCTAATGGAAATCATTATCCTTCCCAATCAATCATTTTTAGATATCGCTATTCAACACACCGGAAACATTGAGAATGCTTTCATGATTGCACTGGGTAATAATATGGCTATAGCGAATCATTTGGAAGTAGGTATGAAAATTACTATTCCATCTGCTGTTAAAACTAACAAACAGGTATTTAGTAATTACGTGATTAAAAAAATAGAACCAGCATCCGCCCGGATATCTGATTTGAATATAAAACCACTCTCGGGAATTAATTACTGGGAATTAGAATATGATTTTATTGTACAATGAGAACTACTGACGAAATTTATAATTCATTACTTGAAAATAAAGAAACCTATACCGATTTGGATGGTTTAACCTCAACTTCAAAAACAGCAATTTGGAGACTGATATTATGGATTGTTGCCTATGCAATAAGTGTACATGAATCAATCTTTGATCAATATAAAAAAGAAGTGTCTTTGCTAATCCAGGAGGAAAAAGCACACTCTGAACGATGGTACAGAAACAAAGCTTTAGCTTTTCAATATGGTTTTTCCCTGGTACCTGATGATGATCAGTTTAATAATGCTGGTTATGATGATGATCAGATTGAAAATTCAAAAATAATTAAATATTCAGCGGTTACACAAAGTGTAGATAAAAGTAGGTTGATCATTAAGATAGCTACAGAGTCAGCCGGGAAATTGGCGCCAATTACTGAAGATGAAAAGACTGCTTTTGAAAGCTATTTTGCGGAGATAAAAGATGCAGGAGTACAAACAACTGTAGTTAATTTTCTTCCAGATAAACTACAACTCTTTTTAAAAATATACCGGGACCCTAATGTTATTGACCCTAATGGGGTGTCAATATTAAATGGTAATGAACCCGTAAAAGATGCCATAATAAAATTATTAAAAGAGCTTCCTTTTAATGGTGAGTTAGTTCTCAATACGGTTATTGACAGATTACAAGTAATAGAAGGGGTGATTAATCCCCATCTGGTAGCTGCAAAGACGGCTTGGATTGATCCGGCTATAAATGATTATGGAGATTTAGAAAATATTGAGATTTCAAAAATTCCTGTTGCAGGATATTTTGAAATAGATTTTGAAAACTCAAAAATAGAATATGTGGTATAAACTTAACGCCCGGGACTTGGTCCTTCTACTTTTGCCAACCTTTTTACGGACAGGTAAATTAGGTTCATTACTAGCTTTGGCAGCGAGTGAGATTGTTGACCTCAATAATAATTTCTTAGTTGAAAGAACAAGCTCTATAACGAAATTAAAGCATAACTCACAGGTTTGCAAACTCCGAAAGATACTTAACGACACGTTTGATTACCAACGTAGAATTAAGATTATTGAAGGGGTATTAAAAAAGCCAAAATACATCTATACAGATGGGGAACAAAAGCCAAAATGGTTGGGAGAATTGATTATTTATACTGATGCTGAAACAGAAGGCTCAGGAACTGATTTTACAGTAGTAATCCCAGCAGAATTAAAAAATTATAAAATTGAAATAACCTCTCTTGTCAACTTTTACAAATTAGCAGGCAAAAGATTTAATATACAAGTAGATGAAAACATTTAATTTTAATCAAACAGAAGGTTTAAAGCTAGTCACGCAGACTTTATCAGGACTTCAGGAAGCATATCAGATATTTATAGCATTAGCTAAAATGGCCGGAAACAAAGCTATTATTACAGGTTGTGAGGAACTAGGAAATACAGTGAGTAACGGTGTTGTCGTGATTGATGGTGAAATCCTGGATTTTAAAGGGGGTATAAAGCAAGATACAGTAATCATTAAGCAAGAAATAAAACAATCTCAATTTGAGAACGGTGCACTGAAAGATTTTGAAACATATCGCTATGCTACCTTTGGTTTTTCTTCAAATTCATATGATTGGTCCTCCTTTAAGAGAGTTCCTATTCTTACAGATATTCCATCTCAAATTGCAACTTTATCAACAACTTTAAACAATAAAATAGATGCATTATCCAACTCAATTGGTTATTTAAGAAAAGGTAATGTTTTTGTAGGTGATATCAATGGAAAACCAATAGGATGGACATTTATTGGTACAGATTATAAAATAGAACTCATTAATAATACAGGAAATGCAGGAGGCGGTGATGATCTTTATAAGATCACATTTAATAATCCTTTGCCAACTTCTGATTATGTAGTGTTCATGACTATTAATTACACAGGTTTCTACAACGATAATAATGATATGGCTTTTTCGGTTTCCGGAAAATCTACGACAGAATTTTACCTGGCTGTAAGGGAAATTAATAACCAAACACAGAATTTAACATTCGACTACATAATTTTTAAAAAATAACAAATGAAAATATCAAAGATAAACCTTAGAAATCTTTTTGCAAAAGGGCAAAGACCCAAACAGGAGGCTTTTTATAATTGGCTTGACTCTTACTGGCATAAAGATGAAGAAATTGATATGACTTCTGTTAAAAACTTGGAAAGTACACTTAACAATAAATTAGATTCATCAGTAGAGCAAACATTATTAGCGGCGGTTGATAATGCATTAGCTGCTTCAAAATCTCTTATTAGAGGAGAAGCTACCCCTTCCAGTTTTCCTACCCATTGGTCTTCTGGTGATCCAGATCTTTATGAAAAATGGGAGGTTAGAACAGCTGGAACCTATACTAACTTTAAGGATTCTTCTGGTCAACCTATTGTAGTGATAAGCGATGATTTAGATAAAAAGTTTGTTTTTATTAATATGACAAATGGTGTAGCAAAAAAGGATAATGTTGCTATTCCAGGCGTTACGGCTAAAACTATTTTTGATCCAGCTAACAACACAGAGCCATCAGTAATGAAGGCAGCGTATAATGCTTCTAAAGATTTCTTTGATAAGGCAATTTCGGATAAAGCAGGTAATGGTGGAGATGAAGTTTTAGGATTTGGCACAACAAACAATTCAACATCAAATTATGCTGCATTAAGAGCCAACAACACTCCTGCAACAATGGACGGGTGGATTACACAAATAACATTGAAAGCTACTGCAGCCAATACTAATGAAATAGGATTTCATATTATTGAACCAACAACTCCCGGAGGTGCAATATTTAAAAATATCACCGGTGCCATATCTGTTGGAGGTTGGGAAGCTGGAGTAGCTAAGACAGTAGTGTTAACTACACCAATTCCAATAAAAAAAGGACAGTTGTTGGCTATTGGTGTATATGGTGTAGATTTTAATATTAATACAACTACCGGAAGCGCATATGGGTTTGATGGATATACATTGTTTTATAAAAATGCTACACAAGCTGGAACATTTAATAATAATCTAAGTTGGTGTTATGAATATAAGGTTGAAACAGTAGGGCTTACAGGTGACGAAGCAATTAGTCTTTTAAAAGATTTAAAAAAAGGAACAGGAGGAGGTGCAACCAAATCTGTTTTCACTAATGCCGAAAGCTTCGGGGTTTCTGCCAGCAATACCGCAGCCAGCAACACAGCGATATTAAACAACCTTATTCTTAACTACGATCACATAGTATTACCTAGTGGAATTATAAAGCATACCGGTTTAAAGTACCGTGAGGGAATAATTATAGAGGGGCAGGGAAATCAAAATACAACTCTATTAAATGAATCTGGAACATATGCTTTTCAAGATTTAGATCCGCTTAATAGTAATCAATTTAAATCGGGAGGCGCATTTTTAGATTTGACAATTGATGGTGGAAATATTGCCGCAATAGGTCTAGAGCTTAAAAATCAGTTTTATTTAAAAACTGATGGAGTTGTATTGAGAAGGTTTACGAATTTGTGTGTAAAATTCACAGGTGTTTTACTGCCTACATTTAATGCTTCTAAGTTTCAAGAGTCTAAAAATGGAGTGTATTTAACTGCATCTTCTACTTCATCTGCTGGGTATATGCAAGCAAATATGAACCACTTTGTTGGATGTTATTTTGCTATTATTGATGAGCTATGTGCCGATCTTGTAACCTGTTCAAGTACAATTTTTGATAGATGTAATTTTGAAAGTTCGGGTATATTAAATAATAATAATACAGGCGCGGTTAGGGTTAGTAATAACTCTCCATTTAATGAAGGGATAGATGTAGTAATAATGAATGGATGGTCGGAAGGTATACGAGGATGCTTCTTAAATTTGAGTAGTTCAACTGGAAGGTCTAATATTTTTAATCAAATGATACATAGAGGCGGTAATGGTTCTGCCCCAGGGGGTACAGCTATAATAAATAATGGTTGCCTTTTACAAATAAGTGGAGGTACAAAAATTACAGATTTTACCGTAGGTGTAGTTACTAATGGTGGTTCAACTTTCGTAGATGGGTTCTCTCCTGTAGGAGTACATAATGAAACTAATGGAGGTGTATTAAAAACATCTACATATACATAAAAAAATCCCCACAATTAAGTGGGGATTTTTTTATTATCTTATAATCACATTCTGTGATTTTACTTTAATCAGTTTATCTCTAAGTTTTGTTGTAGGTACTTCAAAATACTTATAAATTAAAATTGAAATTATCATAACCAGGCATAAGTATATGCTAAAAGTTATACCAGTACTTATAAGTTCAGTCCTATTTAAAATATTAATTTTGCCTATAATCCACATTTGGACCAGTGAATAATTTACTAGGTACATACTATAAGAAGTCAAGCTAATATATGTGACTGGAGTTAATATTATTTTCGGAGCTGTTTTTATTGAATCTAATAGAGGAAGTAATAACATAGTTGAAATGGAAATAGTTGAAAAACTTAAAACTGAGTCATAAAAGGCATTTGATCCAAAATTTATAAAGTAATATTGAATTATAGCTAATAAGATTCCTAAAATGAAAAAATCCTTTTTAAACCTTTTAAAAAAACGGTTGTAGTAAAACTTAATATATGCAGCTAAGACACCATACATTAAGCTATCAAGTCTTGTAATAACTTGTTTTCTGTAGTATGAATCCCATATATTAATGTCAGTTACAGGAATATTAAAAAACAGTCTATATATCCTGAAAAAGGTAGTAAATAAGATAATTGATAAAATAGTTATAAAGACGGCTTTCTTTGCACTTAATTTAAAAACATTCAGTAAAGAAAAAATCATCATTGGTGAAAGCAAATAAAACCACTCCTCCACACTTAAACTCCAAGCTTCAGGAAAAAAGTTGGGATGAAACGTTTTAAAGTTCTGTACAAAGAGAAAGTATTTTATAATACTTGAATTTAAAACAAAATCTTTGTTAAATGCAATATTTAGTACAAGTAAAATTAAAACAACTAAGAAATAAGCAGGGAGTGTTCTAAACCATCTTCTTTTCCAAAAATTTAATAAATTACTTAAAGTAAATGTTCCTTTGTTTAATATCTTGATTAAAATACCTCCTATTAAAAAGCCACTTAAAACGAAAAAAATAGTTACTCCATCAATAATAAAATAAGATAAAACCTGAGCAATGTATTTGGGCAAATAGTGTAAACCATGTCCTAGTACTACAGATGATATTGCAAAAAATCGTAAAATATCCAATCCAAAAATTCTATTTTCATCAAAGTGAATTTTAAAAAGATTTATTAATTTCATTATTTTTTTTTGCCGAATATACAAAAAATTAAAATCGTTTTATAAATAGCATTATAGCATTATAAAACTGAATAACAGTTTGTTTTTGATTTATTTTTGAGATTTTTTTTAAATAAGCAAAGCACCTATCGTCACAGGTGCCTTGGACTTCAAAAAGAATAACACAAAGTATATCTATGCTCTCCAGCATTAGTATATTTTATTGTAGTGCATAATTACAAATAATTTTTTTAAGCCGTTTACGGGATTCAGTAAGGTTTCTATTTATTTTCTTTTTTGAATTATTATTAAGTGTTGATATAGATTAAGTTAGCTAAAAATAAATACAAAATTCCACCAAATATATTTGGTGGAATAGTTTTTTATTATTACTTTTACAATGTCAAAAAAATCAACATTAATTTAAAACCGAAGCACAATGTGATAATGGTGTAAAAACAAAATGAACAATGCAATAGAAATGGTTTATTACGCGAAAAACGATGCATTTTATGCCTATCTTGAATTATGTAATGCAACCTTAGCCGTTCCAGAAAAAATAGTCTACGAAATGATTTATCAGTGTAATGATACCATGTATTTAGAACGACTGACATGCCTTTTTGAACTACAACATGGAAATTATGAAAAACAGATGAAAGCTAAAAAAGAGCAAATGAAGCAAGAAAAAGAAAAGAAAAAAAGTTTTTTATCAAAGCTCTTTAAGTTTTAAAAAAAAGGCCCTCCTAGGAGGGCCTATTGTCAAAAATTTTAGATCAACATTAAATCTAAAACCTTACAAATATAATAATTTATGATGACTACACACGAAAAAGCCCTTAAGATCATTAATGACCTGGGAATGTCAGCTGCTAAGATTGCAGAAATATTAGGAAAAAGTCAAAGTACAGCCTATGATAAAATAAAGAGTAGGCAATACAACAAATTTTCTGATATAGACTTTGAGACTATTAAAACTTTTTGTGTTGAAAAGCTAAAAGAGATTAAAAAGCTGTAGACTTTAAATAAGCCCTTTTAAGGGCTTATTTTTATTATAGCATGTATTTGGTTTAAAATGGATTTAAAGTCTATTTAAATAAATAAAAAAAGCATCC